TGCATTCGGTGATGCTGCCGCTAATTTGCCAGAATGGATTAGTTTGTTGGACGTGGCAGGCATTACTTCTGGTTCAATCAGACCGTATGCGCCACCACTGAAGTTTGCAGACAATGGAAACACTCTGATGTTTTAGATAACATAGAACCTTCCAGGTCGAGGGAACGTCATGAACCTATGAATTCATAGAATACTATAGGTCTATAATTCTCTATGGACTCATAGACTTGTGACGTTCTCACGACCTGGAGCCGTCTATGTTTCAAATCTGCAGGAGAACTTTGACTTGTTTGTGAACATAATTAGGATTTAGATTTGGAGTAAATCCTTGAAAGACTAGATATTGAACCGTACAGCGAAAGCCTAGAGCCTTGTAACCGCCTTTTTTATTTCGACCATACACTCTAGTGGGTGAATTGGCTCGGTACTTACAAACTTCGACTTGGAGAAATGCAGGGTTCGGAAACATCTCTTCTGCTGCTAGTTGTAGAGCTTTGTAATCAATGAATGCGCGGGGCATCAAATTGACTCCGGGATTTTAGTAGGGTGTGATTTCCATCCACAATCATCGACAGTGCAGACTTTTCTAACTGCAATGATTGTATCACCGTATTGTCCTTCGTAAATGTAATCAGTTATACATCTTGAACCACACTTGAAACACTTCATACAATCCACTCCGTTATCATCATCCATGGCTTAGCTTCACCATCAGCACATAATGAACATCGAACTCTTGATGGGCGACATAAGATAACTGTATTGTAACAGCGAGAACATTCGTACAATTTCCAAATCATTCTAACATCAACTCCCTAATTAACATAAGAAGAGATTGCGCCATAGGATTGTTTTCTGCTCGATGATGAAGCATCCCCCATAATTGATGGGTTTCAATATCTGCAGCTGCAAATGCGTCCTTCCCATCAAGTTTATTTCTTATTGCACTCTGAATAAAACTAGACCTCTTGTTTAATTTAGACAATGCTTCTAATTCTCCAACCATTTTGAATGGTAAAAGAACATTAATTTTCGTTTTTCGGCTCATGGGGTTGTCTCCTTTCAGATAGGGGACCACCCACCCCTATATGAAACCTAGGAGAAAAGGCCTACTGCGGGTTGGAATTGGCCTTTGCGACAGCCCACTTGTTCAAGAAAGGATTCTAACTACTACTATAAACTAACTTGGGATGTCCCATCTTATGGCGAAGAATAGCGGAGACCTAATCTTAAGAGATAGAATGCAATTTGAATTTGATGGTGCTGGAGACAGGTCCACGTTGTACGGAAGGATAGATACTTCTGCATATGTGGACACAATTTCCCGTCAAGGATTGGCTGTGAAAGAGATTTATTTCCAACTTCGACAATCCCCATCTACAAAGTACCCAAATACTGGATTATTTGAGCCAGTAGCAATAGCAGGCGGACCAGATGTTGCAGGTTCTTTCGCTAAGGCGGGTTTGAGGCTATATGCAACAAGCCGCGCATACGAGAACGCAAGCGAAGTCGGCATAGCATCTCCGGATGTTTTATGCGTTAAAACATACAATTCCCATACTGCTTTCAATGCAGACCAGACCGGTACAAATGTATATCTAAATCAGTGGGAATGGTACGGCCCTAGAGACTTACATCCAGAAGGATACACTCTAGTTTCAGATTTACTAATTGGTGTTGCTGCTGATAATTGGCAGTCCCTTAATACAGGTACTCTTGAAATCGACATCTTAATGATTGCAGAGCCTATCAAAGTCACTACAGAACGCATGAATGAAATCCTAAGCCAAGCACAGGATTTGTGATTTCAGTGTCTAAAGGCAAGATAGCCAAAGAAGGGCTAAAGGCATTTAGCAAGACAAGATTCGCTAAAGGAGCAGGGATAGCAGGTGGAGCAAGAGTCGCAGAAGAAGCAGTTTCTAATCCATACGCTCAAGCGGCTTTGGGGGCGGTCGAAGGTGCGGCACTTGGTTCGGCTCTTGGCCCTCTTGGTGCTGCTGGAGGTGCTGTCGCAGGCGGGCTTCTCGGATTCGTGCTTGCAGATGGTGAGAGAATTGTCCCTTGTGATATGATAGCAATTCCAGCCTACCAATATGCTAGCGTACTCCAGGGCAGAGAGCCCACTTTCCAAGTATTCATCAAAGAAGGTGAAGTAATCCAACCAATTATTCCAACCGATTTCCAGTTAGCGGGAGAACGTGTATTGGCTGAAGAAATGATCGTGGCTAAGCCTAAGCGAAAACTGTCAAAGTGGCAGCGTTACATTAAGGTAAAGAAAAATCAGATTAAATTCAAAAATGGAAAATTAGACCTCAAAAAGATGGGTCGAGCATACAGGAAGGCGAACAAATAATGCCAGTAACTCAAATCAGAGAAACCATTAGCGGACAAGTCGATACCGATGACCAAGGGTTTGGCTACTTTACTAAAAGAATCAATGTTCCAGACGGTATGCGAAACCAAATTCTAAGCATTGATGTCTACAATGATAATGTGTCGCCCTGGATTAACGAAAAGGACATGAAGGGAGTTCAAGTCTATTTGTCTCCATTCCCAATTCAAAGGACTAATGAATCAATTGATGCTGGAGTTTTTGCTCTTCCATTTGCTGGCCCTAAGGCTGGAGATGATACGGTACTTTACAAAGAAACTTCAATCTATACTTTAGATGATTTTAACGAACAACCCCAAAATAAAATCTGGAATTCTAGGTTTCCAAATGAAGCTATAGGTTCAACACCTACAACTATGTTTTATTCACCTCATCTTTACCTAACAGTTTTGATTTGGAATAAGGAACAAACTGAAATTAATATCTCATATTCACTCTATGCTAAAGTAAAGCAAACTAAATGTTCCGGTGTTGAATCTACTATGGGCAAATATGGCGAATTTTTAGATGCACAATGCAGATTACTAACTCAAACTGCAATAATGATACCCTTTGGCTTGGTGTCTGGTAATACATTCCCTACTTGGAAATTTGGTGGCATTAGACCAGAATTGATGATTAGTGGCACTACTGCATTGAGATATTACAATCGCGTTGCTGCAAATGCAAATCAAGACATGACGACCAGGGCAGCACTACAAACAGCGTTTGAAGGCTCCACTAAAATGGTTGAATTCGATGCTGCATTCGGTGATGCTGCCGCTAATTTGCCAGAATGGATTAGTTTGTTGGACGTGGCAGGCATTACTTCTGGTTCAATCAGACCGTATGCGCCACCACTGAAGTTTGCAGACAATGGAAACAC